TTAACAATTACATTATCGAAACCAGATGATCTTAAATCTTTTGCCATATCATATGATTTAGATGTTGCATCTCTATCTAAACATACGTATAAATTTTTATAAGGTTTTAGATGTTCGAGGTGTGATGATTTTAAACTAGTACCCATTATTGCAATACCAGTTAATACATTAGATACTGCACATGCAGATGGGCAATCCTCTACAATAACAGCATCCTCACAATCACCACATTTAAATGGTACATCTTTACTACCATACATAAACCATTTTGGAAACTCATTCTTATTTAATGCTCTACCTACAGCACCGACTATCCTGTGATTTAATCTATTCTTAACTAGGAACACAACTCTATCTTGTCTTACATCATATTTAAAATCTGCTCTGCCCCAAGACCATGACTCCCAACAATTATTTTTATTTAACCAGTGCATGGCTTTATCATTAGAATATATTGATTGAAAACTATCTGGTATTGTAAAGTCTTTATCCTCTACATGTAAATCTTTATTACCAAAAAATACTTTCTCTACATAATTCATATCCTTATCTCCTATACTTTTACCTCTTGCTTTACAGGTTGCATGAAAACAAAACCAATATAATTTACTATCTGTAGTATCTATTGATAATGTATTTTTATTTTTACAGAATGGGCAATCCATTCTTGTCTGTATATCTTTTGAAAGTGATAAACCTTTTATAACTTGTAACTGTTGTTTATAATTCAATAACTTAATTCCTCGTATGTTAAGAAATATCTATCTGTAGTGTAGAAATCATTCTTCTCAATCTTCATAAGATTGTGATCTAAATATTCTGCTGTCTTAATCTCTACCTGCTCTGTGGTTGGATCTACATCAAATGGTATTATCGCTACTGCCTCTATTCCTAGTCCTGCTATTCTTATTTTGTATTTTTTCATTTGTATTTTCCTTATCACACTTTTTAGTATTTGTCAAATCATTTCTCACGAAATGTAATCTATAACCTTTTTCTTTTAGTTCTTTGATTCTTTTAGGTGTCCAATAATACATTATGTGCTTACCTGTTCAACTACCTCTAATGTAAATGGTTCAGCTACATTATCATCTCCATAATTATCAAATAAATCTATAAACTCTAATACTTTACTATCCATATCATATCTTAAATTAAGTTCATTCTTACCAATACATAGGGAAACATAATCCTCTGGAACAGAAACTTCAACATCATCTGTTTTATATTCTCTTTTTAATGCTAAAGCAATCGCACATTTATTACAATCACTTGGCACTCCATTATTTATATCTTCTTGTGTAACTTCTATAAATCTAATCATAGTTTACCTTTTCTCTCTTTTCTAGTTACGTATGGTACTTCTAATATTTTATAAGATGAATTACCTTTTTTGCTTTGCCAATTTATGTGGACAAACTTATCATTATCAATAGGTTTGCCACCATATTTTATTATGGCTTTCTTTAAACTTCTAGCCTCTATTACTTTTTTTTCTCCATCACCTCTTACAAATGTATATTCTCTCATTATTACTCCTACGTTAAAAATTAAAGATGTCCCTCACCTATTGGGTGATCATCAACTATTATAATATCATAACCTGGATATTCTAATTTCATTTTTTTTATACTTTGATTTGCTATCTCATGTATATCAATTACAACTTGCTTGTCATCTACATTGACAGCATGATAAACTCTAACCTTTGCCATTATAGTTCCTCCCTTATATATCTTTTGAGTTCTTTATCTTGTACATTATCTGGTAAATTATTTTTGTAGAATATCTCGTAACTATCACTACCATATTTACCGATACCAAATAACTGCTTAGCATCTTTGCCATCCCATGTCAAGTAATCCTCTGACATTCTTATCAATCTTCTTGATCTTACATATTTCATACCAAGGTCTCTTAACATATCAGCGATAGTATCTACATCTGCACGTAACAGAGAATGCTCATCGGGAAACCTCCTGAAAAATCTTGGTAGTATCTTCTTAACTATCTTACGACTAGTTTGATTCAAACATATAACAGCTACCATATGTTGCCACCTACTATCTACCTGTTGCTGTACCATAAGATCATCACGCATTGGTTTTATCTTGCTCTTCTCGTAAGCCACTGATCTATTTCTACTTATCATATAATCTATTACATCATTCATTTCTTTAACTCCACTCCATCTGCTTCTAGTTTATCTAACATATTTAATCCTTCTACTATACCCTGTGCGGTATATATATTATCACAGAAACAAACTACATTCTGTTTACCATTCTGTAGATCATACATGACAGCATTTTTTTTGGCATAGTAATTACCTTCATATGTATTTTTAACTAACACATCCTTTGTTATTGTACTATCTTTTTCTACATAATCAATAAGATTTTTTAATGATTGTTCAATATCTTTTGACATCACATCTTGATAATCATTTATTATACTACGTATCTCCAATACTATATTTTTTATCATCTGCTCATTCCATTTGTTAAGATTTGTTTTACTATTGTTGTAAAAGGATTTATATCTTTTTTATTAGCTGTGCAAGATGTAAGCAATAATAATATAATTATTACTCTAATCATTCATCCTCCTTCTGATTATAAAATCTTACACTTATCCAAATACCATTTTCAGTACAAC